GAATATGACTGATACGTATGAGGGTAATTTTACAGAGAGACGTGCTTTAACATGGACTCTTGATTTTACTCTAAAAGGTTACGTATTTGGACCAACTCGCAAAGCTAACCAGATTAAAACATCCATTATTAATTTGTATGAAGTGGGTACTGATAAGGCTATGAGCTCCGCAGTTGCCAATACACCTATATACGATACAATTACAACAATTCCTGTTGTCTCTGGAAAAACATTAAGTGAGATAGAAGCAGATGATGATTACACCTTCTCCCAGACAATCAACCAGTTATATGAATGAGGATCCAATTAGTGATGCTCTGAATATGACTCCTATTCAGGAGTTGCTTCCTGCTGAAAAAAAGAAACCACCTGTACATGATATAACTGATTTTGAGTATGCTCGTGGTAACATGCTTAATATCCTAGAAAAGGGTAATGAGGCATTGGATGGTATTCTTGATGTTGCGCAACAATCACAGCATCCTAGAGCATTTGAAGTTGTAGCTGGATTGATCAAGACTCTTTCAGATACTAATAAAGACTTGCTAGAGCTACAAAAGCGTCAGAAAGATATCAACAAGCAGGAAGATGATCAATCTGGCCCTAAAACTATAAACAATAACTTATTTGTAGGTTCGACCGCTGAACTTCAAAAACTAATAAAGCAGCAAAATGAACAAAACTGAGATTTATCTTGGCAATAAAAATCTTAAAAGGTCTGATGTAGTAGTTGAATTTACAAAAGATCAGGTTCAAGAATTCATTAAATGTAGTAGAGATCCGGTGTATTTTATTGAGAACTATGTTAAAATTATTAACGTAGATAAGGGTCTGATACAATTTCAACCTTATGAATATCAAAAAGATATTGTAAGACTATATGAGAAAGAGCGTTTTGTTATTTGTAAGATGCCTCGACAGGTTGGTAAAACAACAATTGTCGTTGGCATAATTCTACACTCTATATTATTTAACGAGAACTATCGTGTAGCTATCCTAGCTAACAAAGAAAAACAAGCGCATGAAATCTTGGGTAGAATTCAGCTTGCATATGAGCATCTACCAAAATGGCTACAGCAAGGTGTGATGGAATGGAATAAAGGAACAATTGAATTAGAAAATGGTTCTAAAGTTGAGTCTAGCTCTACTGCATCAAATGCTATTCGTGGTACTTCTCAGAATCTAGTATATCTTGACGAGTTTGCATTCGTTCCTAATTCAATCCAAGAAAGTTTCTTTTCTTCTGTATATCCTACGATCTCATCTGGATCTACTACAAAAGTATTAATAACATCAACTCCAAATGGATTGAATCTATTCTATAAGCTGTGGGTTGATAGTGAAAATGAACGTAATTCTTATAAAAGGATTGATGTTCATTGGTCTGATGTTCCAGGCAGAGATCAAGCTTGGAAAGAGGAGACTATTAGGAATACATCCAAAGAGCAGTTCAGACAAGAGTTTGAGTGTGAATTCCTTGGATCTTCCAATACCCTAATCTCTCCAGACACATTGAGGAGACTTGTATTCATACCACCAATATCTCAGAATGAATACTTTAAGCTGTATCATGAACCCCGACAAACGGGATTATACATCATAACAGTGGATGTGTCAAGAGGATTAGGTGGTGACTATTCAGCTTTTATAGTGTATGATATCTCTGAAGCGCCGTATCAAGTAGTTGCGTGCTATAGAAATAATAACATATCCCCTTTATTATATCCAGAGGTCATTTATAATATAGCAACAAAGTACTTTAACGCTCATGTTTTAATTGAGACCAATGATATTGGTCAGCAGGTAGCTGATATTCTTCATGAAGATCTTGAGTATGATAATATAATATACACAGCAAAGGATCCAAAAGGAGCTGTTGGAGTATCACAGGGATTTGGTGGTACAGCAGTTAAAGGTGTAAGAACAACAAAGGCTACAAAGAAAGTTGGTTGTCAAAACTTTAAGGCCTTGGTAGAAAATGATAAAGTTTTATTAAATGATATAGATCTAATATCCGAGCTTTACAGGTTTGTAAGTGATGGTCAAACATATAAAGCTGAAGATGGAAATGATGATTTAGCAATGTGTGGAGTTTTATTTGGCTGGGTCATGACTCAGACATTCATTAAAGAACTCACTAATTCAGATATCAGAAGAAAATTGGTGGAAGAAAGACAGAAGTATTTGGATCAAGAAATTACTCCTTTTGGGATAATTTACGATGGACAGCCAGATGAAGAACAGGCTGTAGTTACGGTGGACGACTTCACAAAATTCATGACAACCTAGTGGAGATTAGTAATATTATAAATAAAAAGAAACTCTAGTCTTTAGGAGAATAAAATGGCATTTCAAGTTAGTCCTGGCGTAAACGTATCTGAAATCGACTTAACTACAGTCGTTCCAGCAGTATCAACATCCGTTGGTGCGATTGCTGGTGTTTTCAAATGGGGTCCTGTTGGTAAAAGAACTCTAGTTAGTTCTGAAACTGATTTAGTAAATAAATTTGGTAAACCAACCAATCATAACCCAGAAACATTTTTTACTGCTGCTAATTTCTTAGCTTATGGTAATGCGTTATACGTTGTTAGAGCTGCAAACACAACCAATCCAGCAAATGGTGTTATTTCCGCTATTGCTAATACTGGATCCGTTTCAAATGCTCAAGCATTCGTTGTTAAAAACGAAGACTCATACGAGCAAGTTAATACAGCTGTTGATACCGATGTTTTATACATCGCTAAGTATCCTGGTGATTTAGGCAACTCATTAAAAATATCTGTTTGCGATAGTGCAAATGCTTACAGCTTATCAATCAACGTTGAAGGTGGTGACGCTAATCTTTCTGGTGGCGTTATATCTGCAGTTGTTGGTTCAAATTCACTATTAGTTGCTGTATCTAATACAAGCGCTGGTGACGGTACTCTATTAGAACAAGCAAATACTCGCTTAAACGCTATCATCGCTAAACTACAAGTTAATGATATTATCGAAGTAGGTAACTCTGCAATTGGTAAACAGTATATGAAGATTACTGGTCTTCCAACTGCAATGGGTACAAATAGCTCATTCGCAAATGCAAGTCACAGATACTTCTCTATTAGCTGCGCATCTGCATTCCAATTAGCACAAAATACTTCTTCATCTTCCTTTACAAGATACTGGGAATATTTCAACACTGTCGATGTTGCTCCTGGCATCTCTCAGTACCAAGCTGCTCAAGGTAACGCAGTAGCCAAAGATGAGATGCACATTGTAGTTGCTGACGAAGATGGTAAATTTACCGGTACTCCTGGTGCTGTCTTAGAAGTATACAAAGGTTTATCAAGAGCAACAGATGCAAAAACAACAGATGGTGCAACCAACTATTACAAAACCGTTCTCAATCAAAACAGCATGTATGTTTGGTGGGCTAACGATAGATCAGGTGCTTCATCTAATACCGCAACAAATATTGCTAGCATCGATACATCTCCACTATACTTAACATTCAATCAAGGTTCAGATGGCGATAATGAAATCAACAATCCAATCAACACAACTCTTGCCGCTTATGATCTATTTGCATCTCCAGAAGATGTAGATATTTCTTTAATCATGGTTGGTAAGTCAAAAGGTGGTGTGAATGGTGAACAGAAAACAAATTATCTAGTAGATAATATTGCTGAAGTTCGTAAAGACTGTATTGTTCTTTCATCTCCAGATAAAGATGACGTTGTCAACAACGCTGGTTTAGATGAAGCACAAGATATTGTTGACTTTAGAAACTCATGCCGTTCTTCATCATACTTGGTGATTGATTCAGGCTACAAATATCAGTACGATAAGTATAATGACATCTTCCGTTGGATTCCTTTAAATGGTGATATTGCTGGTTTGTGCGTACGTACAGATTCAACAAGAGATCCATGGTTCTCACCAGCTGGTTTCAATCGTGGTCAGATTAAGAATCTAGTCAAGCTAGCATTCAATCCAGATAAAGCTGAAAGAGATCTACTTTACAAGAATGGTATCAACCCAGTTGCATCATTCCCAGGTCAAGGTACAGTTCTATTTGGTGATAAGACAGCTTTATCGAAACCAAGTGCGTTTGATAGAATCAACGTACGTAGATTGTTCATTGTTCTTGAGAAAGCAATTGCAACAGCTGCTAAATTCTCTCTATTCGAATTTAACGATGAATTTACAAGAGCACAATTTGTTTCTCTAGTTGAACCGTTCCTAAGAGATGTTCAAGGTCGTCGTGGTATTTACGATTACAGAGTAGTTTGTGATGATACCAATAACACTGGCGAAGTCATTGATAGGAATGAATTTGTGGGAGATATATATGTAAAGCCAGCCAAATCGATTAACTTTATTCAACTTAACTTTGTTGCAGTTAGAACAGGTGTTGCGTTTGATGAAGTAGTCGGTAAGTTTTAATTAAGGAGAATTATAAATGGCTTTCAATATTAATGCCTTCAAATCGCTAGTTAGTACTACCGATTTTGCAAGACCGTCGCTATTCCAGGTGTTCTTATCATCACCACCTGGTGTAGCACCTTTAATCCCATTCAGTCCTTTTCTAATTCAATCAGCTAGTTTACCAGCTTCTTCAGTTGGTACTATCACTGTTCCTTACGGTGGTAGAAATATTAAGATTGCAGGTGAAAGACAGTATGGTGATTGGTCGACCACTGTAATGAATGATGAAGGTTTCATCATCAGAAATGCAGTAGAGCAGTGGATTGAAATCATCAACCAGAGAACGTCTAACTTTAGAGCGTTTCCTGGTGAGTATAAAGTAGACTTAACAGTCACTCAATATTCTAAAAAAGGACCACCATTAAAAGTGATTAAGTTAGTTGGCTGTTTCCCGACCAATGTTTCTGAAATTGCTTTAGATTGGGGTTCAGCAGACCAGATTGAGACTTATAGTATTACATGGTCTTACGACTACTGGGAATGATAAGGGAGGGGCAATCGCCCCTCTTCTAACAAGAGGATAATATGGCCAGTTTGTTTGGATTTGAGTTTAAAAAAGCTATACCTGAAGAACCACTAGCATCTTTTGCTCCAGAGCAAAGTGATGATGGTGCGGTTGTTGTTGCCGCTGGTGGTGCTTATGGTACTTACGTAGATTTAGAAGGCACTGCTAGAACCGAGGCAGAGCTTGTTACCCGCTATAGGGATATGGCTATAACAGCTGATATTGATCGTGCTGTTGAAGAGATTGTAAACGAAGCAATCATCCATGAGGTAGATGAAAAAGTAGTAGAGATGAATCTGGAAGGTCTCCAGTATTCAGATGCCGTTAAACAGAGTATTATTACAGAATTCAATAATATAAAGAACCTATTGAATTTTGAAAATAACGCATATGATGTTTTTAGAAGATGGTATATAGATGGTAGATTGTATTATCATGTAATTAT